AAGGATGAGAACGGTTTCCAGTTTGCGTATGTCGGGCAAGCCATGCACATACTTAGCAGGTTGGCAAGTCATATGGTTGGCTACAAACAGCACATAGACCTGAGCCTTAGAAAGCACAAACTGTATTCAGTGGACAATCCTTACGGGTGGAAGGTTGAATACATGAATGTTCCTATTGATCAGCTTGACGAACAGGAAAAGTATTACATCAGATTTTATGCAGAAAATGGCTATCAGCTTCGAAATGTCAGCCTGGGTGGACAAGGTGAAAACCGTTCAAGCGGAACTATAGGAGACAGAAAGCAACCTAGAAGCTACTTAGAGGGCATACAGCAAGGTAAGAAATCTCTAGCTAAGGAATTATCATCTATTGCTGAGAAACACCTTACAATTGCTGTCAAGCCCGAAAAACAGGGTAACAAGGTTTCAGAGCGCCAGAGAGATAAGTTTATGGAGCTTATCAGTGTTGAGAATTATGAGGAACCAGGAAAGGAAATGGCAGATGAGAGAAGATGATATTAGAACAATTCCAGATGGAAGTCATTTTTACTTTAAAAGATTTGAGTGGATTGTGTTGGACAATAACGTAGAGGGTGGAGTTCTGGCAATCATGGCATCCAGTTGGAATGGAGATGAGTATTGTTTTGATGAGGACTGTTGCAACAACTATGCAGAATCGAGTTTGCGTAGAAAGTTGCTTAGTGAACTGCTTCCCGTGTTGGGTGAGGATAATTTCATTCCTCATGAGGTTGACTTGGTAGCTGACAACGGTGACGATCGTTACGGCACAGTCAAGGACAAAGTATTCATCCTGAGTTGTGACGAATACAGAAAGTACCGCAAGAATGTTCCATTACTGCCTGAGTGGATGTGGACTTGCACACCTCGGTATATCACAGACACCGGGAGCAGTCGCGACGTTCGCCATGTGTACACGGGTGGTAGTCTGGACTACGACATTGCGGACAGCACGTATGGAGTTGCCCCTGCTTGTGTATTCAATCCAGAAAAAGTGAAAGTGGGATACACAATTCCAACGGTTGAGGAGAGAAGTAATGATTAACGAACAATTTTTACTGAGGAAAATCAATGAACAGTTAAGAGACATGCCGGAGGCGCGAAACAAAGTCAAACGCCTGATTTATTCTATGGATTGGGTAGATTCAATCAAGCTGCCAGAAGGGGGCTGCAACTATGATGAAAGTAAAGATGATTTCAGCCATGGTTATGTTGCTGGATATTATGATTGTATCAGCAAAATCAAGAAGCTGAATGGCTTAGGATGAAAACATGATTTAATTATAAAAGACACCGTGGGGGTTGGCTGCTGCAGCAACCAACTTCCTTAAAAATAAGTATCTAAGTAAGGAAGGAGAGAACACATGAAGATCTGGACAGAAAAAAAGCTTATTGAAGAAGGCTACGATATCCGAAACGCACAAATCAAAGGTGCGGAGCTGACAATGGAAAATCACGGTTGCATATCGTTTGATGTCGTTGTTGAAGGTGCAGGTTGGGGATGCGTTTTTGGCGGATATAGTCTCGGACACGGTTATCTGGGGGCAAAAGAATTTAGTGGCTATGGTCCGGGAATGGAATCCATTGCTAGAATAATGGATACAGTCGGAGTTACAAAGTTGAGTGATTTAGAGGGAAGATATATACGAACCGCAGTAACTGGAGATAGAAGATTAAAAATTATTGGAAATATAATCAATGATAAGTGGTTTGATATCAAATCATTCTTCGAGGATGCACAAGAAAATGATAATAAGGTATCAGAAGGGAGCAATAAATGAGTATTAAGCATATTATCTTATGCATCGAATTTGTATTTCTTGCAGTTCAAATCATAATGGCTAGAGCTGCATACAAATCTCCGTTAAAGTACGGAAAAACTGCTGAAATCGCGAATATTTTAGCACTTATCGTTATACTGCTGTGCAACATAGCAATCATAGTTTTAAATATTATGGGGTGAGGTGACACTAATGTTCAAAATAATGAGTCGAAACAAATACGATGGCCTAATCAGGGAGAATGCAGAGCTTAAAAATGCAAATGCAAATCTTGAAGATAAACTGGATCAGTTTAAAGCAGAAAAAGCTGTAAATAGCAAGTATAAATGCGGAGAATATTGTCGCGCTTGCGAGAATGGATACGAGATACCGAGCTATACCATAGGTCGTGATTACGGATGCTTACTGAATACAGAATGCGAATCCTTTGTAAAACGTAAAGAATGAGAGGAGTTGAATATTATGCAGATAATCAAGATTGCTTTATGTGTGGTTATGCTTTTAGCCCAGCTTCTGCACTACATAGGACCCAAAAGGACTAGAGCATTATTTGGAGCACTGTGGATTATCTCGCTGATACTTTTGTGGGGTTTGATTCTTTTATAACATTATGAGGTAAAAATGAAATTTATTGATTTTTTTGCAGGAATTGGAGGATTCCGTAGAGGAAGCAGATCATCAAAGTCGAAGAGGACGATGACGTTGCTTGCTACAAGAGAGCGATTGATGAGCTGGAAAGCTGGGCGAGGAGCCAGGAAGACGAAAACGCGAGATGCAGAACAGCATGAGGCGAAGTGATTGTGCTTTTCCGTGCGGAAGATGTCTCTGCAACCATTGTGCAAACAACGTGGAAACGATAGACAACTGTACTGGAGAAGCAAAAGAACCTTGCTTCGTTTGCGACGAGTGCAGATGGTACGACGGAGACACAAAGCACAAGGATATGTGGAGGCAGGAGTGCGGAGAGTATATCGTGACGAATGAACACGCAGAACGCTTGCGAAGAAAATTGAAATTGATAACAGGAGGACGCACATCATGAAAAATATTGCAGTTATGACACAGAAGGGCGGAGTTGAAAAGACGATGAAGATGTGCTTGTGTGGTTTGAGTATTTCCGATTCGGAGAATATCAGAGACTTTTCCAGATGGCAGGCATCGGACGCACATGGAGAGGCAAGTGGTCAGGGTTCGTGAATGGTTCGAGTGGTTGGAGAGATTTGAGAATTATCGCATGGCAGCCATTACCGGAGCCATACAGAGAGGAGCAGGAAAACAATGGCGAAGAAAATGAATGACGAGGAGATGTTGGAAGCAATGGAACAGGCAGTGAGACACCACCAAACTTGAGAAAGGATTGGAGAATGAATGCAAAAGAATTAACCATTAGACAAGTAGGAGACTTTTGCAGTAATACACTTTGCAGCCATTGCCCTATTAAAGAATGGAATGAAAAAATGGATTGCATAATGGATGTATAGAAAGCTTGAGATTACCAGAAGTCTCAAACATGATGTTAAAAATGATTAAAGGGAAACGAGTTTATGAAAGATATTAGAGCAAAAGCTGAGGAATGGAACGCAGGCTCAACGAAGAAAGTTCCGTATGAGTTCGTAGAGTTCTGCGAGGGCAAGAGAAGCGTTAAAGCAAGTGGAAAGTACTGCAAGTGGGTAGTACACGATAACGAATCAGCACTTGTAAAAATTGAAACATCTTGTAGAGATGTGATTGGTTTTACATCGTTTGATGGGATGCTCCAAAAATTTGTTTTCTGCCCATACTGTGGGAAGAAAATTAAGCTGATGAAGGGAAAAACAAATGGCTGAACAAATTAAATTTGAAATGGACTCTGACGAAATACTTGGCATCTTACAAGAAAGCAGCGATGCAGAAAGCAAATTGGGAAAAGAATGTTGGAAAACTGGCTTGAAGGAAGATGCAATGAAGCATTTCAAGAATGAAGCTGCTTTTAGGATTGCGAGTAATGCAGTTAATGAGCTGGTATCAGTGAAGCCAATCAAGATTATAGAAAATAGAGTTTACAAATGCAAATCTTGCAGTTATCGCATTGCGTGCGTTCCAAACGCAACAAAATCTTGTGATCAGTGCGGACAGAGTTTTTACTGGGAGGAGCAAATATGAACGCGGAATTAAAAGTAGTGCAGGGGGCTTCGCCCTTGCTATGTTAAGCAGGGAGTGAGAAAAAAGTCAGCAATGTTCCATCAGTGGGAAAACGTAAGTTACCCAGTAAGAGAGGAGGAAGAGGATGAAAGTATATAAAAACCCTTTCGTGAGCTATCCGTGCTATTTTGTAAAAACGGGAGCTGGATGGTCTGCAAGAGGGGAGGCATCGAAGAGCAAAGGATATGATGTGGAACTGCATAATGGGAAATGGACATGCAGAGACGGTTGTTATTATGATGATACAATCAAGCATGAGTTGATTCTGGTAGGTGAAAATAGAAAGCCCATTCACAGCATCATAAAAGAAGCAGTAATTTGTGCAGTATTAGAACTTGCAAAGGAGGTCAAATAATATGTATTACATGGATGACGAAGATTATTTCGGGCCGAGCGAGTTTGACACAAAAATCGAAGAACTTAAAAACGAGCTTCGGAAATCTGTAAAAAAGGAAGTTAAGGACGAACTTGAAAAGCTACGCGAGGAAAACAAAAAATTGCAGGGCATCAAGGAGAACTTTGAATCCATAAAGGAAGATTATGATAGAAAGAAAGCAGAGTACAAAAGCGCAATGAAAAAGGCTGGAACCAAAGCTGCACGAGCTAGGCTGAAAGCGTTAATGGAACAATTTAAGGTTGTTACGTGGTCGGTAAAATGGGACTACCAGTACAAAAAGAAATGTAACAAATGCGATAAGGACAGAAAAGTCAAAGTGGCATTACCATCCGGAAACGTGGTATACGATGATTGCAAATGCGGAGAACGCAAGAAAACATATCAGCCGAAAGAAAATCTGCTATATATGCTTAGTGATACTAGCGGAAAGATTACGGGCTGGTACAAAGAAATTGCAGATGGGTATTTCGACACAGTTGGTCGTAGTGCATATGTAATAGTGGATCACAACAAAGATTTCAAAGAATTAGAAGAAAACTTGTGGCATACATTCTTCACAACAAAAGAAGAATGCCAGGAGTTCTGCGACTACATGAACAGAAAAGAAGAAAATTCTGGATACAATTACGACTTGGCAGGAAAACTAATTAAGGCTAGAGAGGTGTAAAAATATGGTTAAAACAATTTTTGATAATCCGTCAGGCATCTTAACATTGATACACAATTGTGTATTTATAAAAGATGGTGAAGTATGGTACAGGGATTTTGAACGCGAAATTCCACTTATGGAGCTTGCACGGAATCTGAACAAAGCA